TGCTCTTAGTGCTCTACCTTTAGCTTCAACAGCAATTCTGTCGATGCTGAACGCCATTTCCATGAACGCTGTAGATGCACCTTCTCCTAATGATTCAAGTTCAGAAGATGTAAACTTGCTTGAAGCAAGGTCATAGTTACCTTCTGTTGTACCACCACCACTAGCATCGTTGATTAAACCTGGGTTTTTCTCAGATGTTGCTGTTGGAGGTGTACCACCTTGAGTACCAGAGAACTGTGCATCTGGCTCATCGAAGAATGCCTCGTTACCTGTCTGGTTGACGTAGCGTGATCTCATTGCGAAGATCAATCCAGTAGGACCATTCATAGGCTGAACACCTGCGATGTCATAAGCAATAAGCTTAGGCATAGCACGACGAATCAAGCTAATAAGAATTGGGTCGAAACCGAAGTTAGCACCACTACCAGTAGTAGGAGTGTTGATAGGACCTGCGTTAGTAGGTGCCTCTGTGAGGATATTCTTTTCCTCACGCATGAACCTTTCTTGGTTCTCTAGGAGTTGTGCGGTAACCGCTTTACGATAGTTATCCTTAATCTCAGGAAGACCATCATGCTTTAGTACGGGATTCCACTTCTCCTGTAGTTTTTCTGTATTGAACATTTTAAAATGTTAGTTTAAGAGAGTGAATTAAATCCTTTTAGCAAGTTGCTCGACATATGATGCCATGCTCTCACTAATTGATTCAAGTTGTTTTTCTGCCTCTGGAGCAGATTCTTCTGAAGCAACCTCAGTCACGGTCTCTGTCTTTGGAGCACCAAAGTATGATTCCTTGATCTGACCTAGCTTCTCACGATACGACTCGTCAGATTTGAACTCGACTGCATCGGCAAGGGATTTGAACTTGTCCTTCTGTGTCTCTGCGAGACCTCTGGTAAGTTCACTCAAAATCTCATGTTTACGATAGGTACCCACTACCTCGTGAAGTTCGACGTTCTTCTTAACCTGTTCGTTAAGTCGGTCTTCCATTTCATCTATTTTCTCGCTCATCTCAGCAGCAAGATCCAGTTTATCATCTGGAACATTGATGTTTGATTCGATGAACAATTTCCTTAATCCTTCCATGAACGTCTCAGTGACTTCTGTGCGGAGACCTTGCTCAACTGCAAGTTCGTTCTCCTTGAGCCACTCATCTGCAGCGTACTGGAGGAAATTCTCTACGCGGCTAGCAAACTCGTCTTTCATTGATTCGATTTCTTCAACGAATTTGGTTGCTGCTTGCTCCTTAAGGGAGTCAATCTTTGCTGCGACTCTTGCGTCTACAGCTGCTTCAAAGACAGTCTTTGCCTTTTCTTGGAACTCTTCAGATAGATCAGCACCAGCTAATACTGCTGCGATGTCTTCGTTGTTCTCAGTAACCGCTTCTCCTTCGACTTCCACGTCGTCAAAGATTTTAGCAGATAAAGCACCAGGCATTGATGATGATGCACCAGATGGTTTCATCTTCAAGGTCTTGTCTTTCTCTACTCCTACAGGAGCTGCTGCTTTTTTACCAACGTTATCAGGACCTTCTGGTTTTTCCTTAGAAGAACCACCTACCTCAATGGCATCGTTCTTCAGGTCTGATTTTTGTTGTGGCACAGCACCACCAGTAATGGCAGTATTTCCTGTTGCTGCGTCTTCAGAAACTTCGGTTGTTGGTTCAGATGCTTCCTCAGCTACAGCTTCAGTTGCTTTCTTTTCCGCGATGAGTTTCTCAAATTTTTCATCTATTGTGGACATGGTTTCTCCTACGAAATAAGATCTGCGGTAATTTACTATTTTTATTTATAATTTATATACTTCTTAGGAAAGCCGCAAACGCGGAGAGTTTCCTTTCTTGAAGTTCTTGTGGGGTAGGTGCATTGTCAATAGCAGCCTTGATCTCTTCGATCTGACGCTCTTTGATTCTGCCATCTACTGTGACCCACTCACGTCCTTCGTATATACCTTCTACGAATGCATCAGGTGCTGAAGGATCTGCTACGATATCCGCAGCAGTGGATAGAATGAAGTCGTCTGCTACCACAGAACAATTTCCTTCTTTCTTGATTGAACCAAGTCCTCTAGAAGAGACACCTAGTTGTACGCCCTCGTCTAGCAATGACTTAGCGATTTTACCCATGGGGGTATCCATAAGTTTTGCCTTACCCATGAAGTTAGTTCCTTCTGGATAAAGTTCAACAATCTTATGTGACACTCTATCTAGGTTAAGTGTCGGACCTTCTGGATGACCTAACTCACCCAAAGCTCTACCTCTGTTAACGAACTCCTCATTATACTTTGACACCTCTCTATTCATGGTATCGAATTTGTACATCCGACCATTGCGATTGGTGATCTCAGTTTGTAAGAATACTCCTTTGATGTAGGTTGATTTCTTACCGTCTTTTTCTTCGGTAAGAACCTCTATATCATTGTTCTGTTCCGTTATCAGTTTCATCAGATGGTTCCTCTAATTCAGCGGTAGGGTTTTCCAGTGCTTCTGGATCAGGTTCCACTTCACCCTCATCGGGTACATGCGGAAACATCCTGTCAGCAACACCTTGCTTACTAGCGTCCACTGCCATAGCAGCTTTCACTTGCAGCATGTCTTTGAGTTTGTCCAGTGCGTCAGCCTGGTCGTCGTTCCAAAGCAAATCAACGATATCTCGTTCTTGTGTAGACATAATAAATGTGTTACGTAATGTTATTTATTACCATTCCCACTTTTAGCAGGGGTTCTGGTAGATCCAGAGGGGTTGGTAGTACCCTTCTCTGCTTGTGTTTTGATCTGTGCTTTCTTCATATCTTTATCAAGTTCCGCATTGTCTCTTTCATCATCCATAGCTTTCTGATCCATGGCGGTGATTTCTAATGGGTCTATGATCTTACCTGAAGAAATATCATCTTCCATCTGATCGTCAAGTTCGCGTTTCTCGACTTCAGACTGACCAAGTATGTTTGTACGTACGTATTCAGTTGAGAAGTAACGTCCCATGAATGGTTCCATGGCAGTGATTAGGTTAATCTTCTCATTTAACATTTCAATATTCTTAAGTTCTGTAAAGTGATTGTCATATAAGTAATCGTACTGTATATGCTCCTTCATATCATCCCAGTCCTCTGGTGTGATTACACCTTTTAGAATGAGTTGAGTCTTAAGAATGTCTTGGAACATCTCACTAAATTTCTTGCGGAGTTTACCCACAAACTTAGTGAACTTCAGTTCATCACGCATGATCTCTGAAGATCTTCCAATATTAAATGTTGACTCTGAGTCTAAACGACCAGAGGGTACGTTCAATGCTTTATAGAGTTTAGTCTGGAAGTACTGGATGTCCGTAAGTTCTCCAAGATTTTGTCCACCTGGCAACGTAGTGATTTCAGTACCTCGTCCTCCCTCTCTTCTGGGTAACCAGAAGTCTTCGAGCATCGACATGTATTTTCTGTCATCTCTAATCTCTCCTGTGTTAGCATCGTAAACAAGTTTGTTTCTATAGCGACTCATTACCTCACGTAGGTACTGCTCCGCTTTCACCTTTGGTAGGTTTCCTACATCAATGTAGAAAATTCTACGCTCTGGTGCTCTTGATATCCTGTAGATAACAAGAGAGTCCTCGATCATCATGAGTTGATTAAGAACTTTGATTGCCTTGTGTAAGTAAGACAATACTATATTCTTATTAGTATCAAGGATACCAGAGGTGACATATGTTATAGCATCTTTCGCAATTTTTATACCACTGTTTGCGGAGGTGTTGCGTAATCCTTTAGGGTTGTATATAAAATATTCATCTACCTTTCCGTAGTCTAGTGACTGGAACTGGTCTGCTGTCTTTGGAATCTTGTTGATCTGTCTGACCTTCTTGATCTTTTGTGGATCTACATAGCGGAGTTCGAGTATACCATCTTGAGGTCTCTTCAAATCTATGACCTTATGATAATACAAACGCCCATCAATGTACCATCTACGGAACATCTCATGGGCTTTAGTATCAAATCCTATTAAGTTTTTAATATAATCGAACTCTGTTCTAATCATTTCTTTGACAGAATCACTGACATCTAAGTTTGCCAGATCTATCTGTACGGGCGAGTCGTTCTGATCTGTGACGATTGCCTCTTGTATAATATCTTCAATAGCACTGTCTACTTCAGGGTGCATCGCCATCATGCGATACTTAACCACCATGTCGTACTCAGTTTTAAAGTTACCGTCTAAGTCAACGTAGGTTCCATGGTAACCTCCTGCGATGAAACTGGTAGCACCATCTTCATTCGTGGGGGCAACAGGAGAAGGAGCACTTTTCTTTAACTCCTCCTCTCTACGTTTAAACGAAAATCCGAATAACTCTGCCATAATATTGTGTGTTTGTACCTACTATTTAGATAGGTTACGTAACCGCTTTCATTGTGTTAT